TGGAGGTGTTCGTAGGCTTTCTTATATTCCGTGTGCGGGTTTAAAGTAAGAGTGCTAATAGTGCTTCCTCATCGTCTAATTCTGCTTGGCGCTTAATTTCTAAGATTGCTAACTCTTGTTCTAACCTGAGTTTTGCTGCCCTTATCAATACTGCGTTTTGCAAGTCTTGTTGTTGCGTTACAAGATTAGCGATGTATCGGTCAATGTTTGCTAGGTTTGACGGTATATCAACGCTAACTTCTTGATTGGATTGTATATTAGTTTGTTGTTTCTTTGCAACGGGTTTAGGGTCAACTAAATTTGAAATAGTTTGTTTGCGATTTTCAGCGTCAGCTTTAAGTGCAGCAATGCGCTTTTCTTCTGCCTGGCGCAGTTTCTTTTGAATACCTTTAAGGCGCTTTAATTCTTCCCTTGTATATGGCGCATCATCCCCGCCAAACTTGGTAGGTTCGACAGGGGTAATGACAATTTGAAATGCGTCATTTTGAAACGCATTAACTTGGAAAGCCGTTGAAAACATTAGAATGTTCCGCCAGCAATACCGCCTGTAACTCCTGTCCCTACAGTCAATACGCTAGTGCTAGAGTTAAATGCTAGATTGGCACTAGACCCTAAAGCACTTGTACCAGCACCATAAGGTACATAACCAGCAGTAAGGGTTGTTAATCCTGTTCCCCCAAAAGGCACACTAAGAACACCGGTTGAGCTTGCACCATCTGCTAAAAACGATAAATTGCGTGGAATTGTCATATAGATACCCAAGTTTTAGTTGTTTCATCCCAGTTATATATATTGTCATCTATTGGGCATGGTGTTGGTGGCGTCCAAATCCATGTAGGAGCTTCTATAGTCCAACTTGGGTAAGGTTTTGGTGGATAAAATACATCGTGAATTGCATCGTATGTAAAACCTACTCCTGCATAATTACCACGCAATGCAACACCACCATCGGGATTTCCATCTTGACCATAATGAATTCCACCTCTTGTATTGTAAGAAGTTTGAATCCACTCGCCAGGACTTGTGTCTACAAAATAAGTAAAAAAGTCTGCTTCAGCAACAATAACTTTTTCAACAATTCCATTGTGAACTTTTGCGTAATGACTCATATAGTTAATTCCATTAAGCTGTGTATGTGCTACTGGTTTGAAAAGTGTGATAAGAATAACCACCTGAAAATGAATAAGTGCCACCTGTGCCTCTTTGAGCACCAGCGTAACGAACTATAATTACTCCACCAGCACCATTACCACCTGTAACTGACCCTGAACTTTGTGACGAACCACCACCGCCACCGCCAGTAAAAGCTGTAGCATTACTACCATTTGTATTGCTGGTTGTTGCCCCTGCACCGCCACCACCAGCACCACCTGCCCCACCAGAACCAGTTGTGCGAACACCGCCACCGCCACCGCCAGAATAAGTTGTACCGTTTAACCATGCAGTACCAGCACCACCAGCACCAGCTACACTTCCACTTCCTGAAGCACCAACAGCACTTGCACCACCGCCTCCACCAGCAGCAAAAGGAGCTCCTCCACTAGCACTACCACCAGCAAATCCTTGTCCTGATGTTCCTGAGCCACCAGTTGTTGCAGAAGAACCTCCACAAGAACCACTACCTGAACCACCTGAAACTCCATTACCTGAAGCTTGGCCACCACCACCACCAATAGCAGTTATTGCGTTAAATATAGAACTACTACCTGAATTTCCAGCGCCACCACTAACTCCAGCACCACCACCGCCTACTGTAGCTGTGTATGAACTTCCAGCAATTAATACAAGTGATTGAGCAATATAGCCACCAGCACCACCGCCACCTTGACCAGCACCGTTAGATGTACCACCACCAGCGCCACCACCTGCAACTATTAAAATATCGGTTGCGTAAAATGGAATATTTGACCATGTTGGAGCACTAGAGCCAGTAGAAGTTAATACTTGACCTGATGTCCCTGCGGCTGTTACCGCATAAGCAGTTCCAGTACCATAAATAGCACCACCTGCGGTTGGAGTAGCAGTTGAGTTTGTACCACCGTTTGCTATGGCAAGAGTACCGCCCAAAGTTACATTTCCTGTTGTTCCTGTATTTGGGGTTAAACCTGTAGTTCCTGCACTAAATGAACTAACTGTACTTGCTACGCTAAATGATGCAAAAACCAATGCTTCAACAATATCGCCTGAATTACATCCAACGGCTAATACAACGCTTGTACCGTTTGTGGCTGTGTAATCAGCACCATTTAGTAATACACCGTTAACATAAACTTGAATTAAACCAACGGTATAACTTACGGTAAAAGTTGTTTGACTAGCTGTAGCCGTAAACGATGTTCTTGTATAAGTATTACTACTAGCTGGGGCAGTATTGGTAATAGTAAAGTTAGGGTATGTACCGCTAGTAGATATGCCTGTTCCAGCAGTCAAGACTACGGTTTGGTCAGGAGCAGTATTGGTTACAGTTACCGCACCAGTTGAACCTGATACGCTAATTCCTGTGCTTGCGGCTAATGAATTAACCACATTAGTAAGACTTGCACCTGAACCGCTAAAAGTGGTAGCAGTTATGGTTGTTCCTGTAATGGCTTTTGGCGTTGTTGCACCAATAGTCATATTGTCCATTGTTCCTACATTGGTAGGGGCAATTTCAATAGAACCTGTGCCAGTAGGTTTCATGTGGACATGACCAGTACCAGTAGGGCTAATGTCTATTTGTGCGTTTACACCATTAATATTTGTAGAAACATTGATTGACGCATTATCGCCCCCGCCAGCGCCCATGCTGATTTGGGTTGTGCCAGCAGAGTTTTTAAGGGATAAACCACTTGAATTTGATGCTTGTACTATAGGTGTAGTAAGACTTGTGGAGGCGTTTAAAGTTGTAAATTTACCTGTGCTTGTAGTTGTTGCGCCAATAGCTGTGCCATCAATAGCACCACCTGTAATTGCTACGGCATTAGCGTTTTGCGTTGACATCGTGCCAAAGCCACTAATGTCTGTATTAGTTAAAACGACTGTACCTGTATATCCGTTTACAGAAGTTACGGAGTCGGTATTGTCTACTTTTTGCCAGGCAGAACCGTTGTAAACAGCCCAGTCGCCCACTTTCCAATCTGTAATCCCGTTAAGATTAGTGCTACCAGCAACAGATACAACATAGTAGTAACCCTTAGTGCCAACAGACGAAGTAAGAGTAGGGGTATTTGTACTGGCATTCCATGTTCCTTGGTAACTTAGTGCGCCTAATACTGCGGCTGGTAATTGGCTTACAGGTACTGTACCGCTACCATCTAAACTTGCTACACCATTAGCTACACCTTTTGTTGCAGTTGCAACATAATCGCTAATAGTAACGCCCGACATTGAACCACCAGTAACAGATATGTTATTACTGTTTTGAGTGGACATTGTGCCAAGGCCAGTTACATCGGTGCTTGGGACAGTAGCACTAGCAGTCATATTAGAAGTGCCGTTACCCTTTACATAGCCGGTAAGAGTAGCAGCGCCTGTACCACCGTTGGCTACAGGTACTGTTCCCACTAATTGATGGTCAGCGTTCCAATCACTTGGGCGGACTACGGATGTGTCATCTCCGTCAGGTATCGTTGAAACCTTAGTGTGCTTGACTGTAATAGCCATTATTGGACTCCAATGATTTTGCCGTCTTGACCTCTAACCACCGTTTTAGGGCGATTGTGTTGGGCATTAATTGTATCTACCAAAGCGCTAATTGCTTGTGCCATTTGTTGATTTCCTTGACCAATAGCATTAGCAATAGGTTGCATTGGATGTTCCATAGCGTGTGCCATTGATTCTTCAGTCATGTAGGCTTGTTCGCCATCAGATTCACCAGCAGAAATACGGGCAGTTTCAATCTTTGCGCCATTGTTGATGTGTGCTAACAAGACTTGAGTGTTTCTCTCAGTCATCATCTTCATCTGGGCTACTCGAGATTGCATATCCATATCAGCCTGATTGCGCTGGGCTTCTAATTGGAATTTAAGCTGGTTTTCTTGCGCCTGGTACTCTTGTTTAGCCTTTTCTAACTCCATTTGACCTTGTAACTTAGCTTGTTCAAGTTGGGCAGTCATTTGTAATTGTTGCATCTTGGCTTGGTTCTCCATCTGCGCCTTTTGAATCTCTACGGGAGGCGGTTTAGGTTGACCTTCGGATTGTTTCTGTGCTTCACGCAGTTTGTCAGCAGTTTCGTCAATAATTCCCTCTAATTGCTTACCAGCTTTAAATGCGGTTACGCCAAACTTCAGCATTTCGCATAGCATTGGTGTCAATTCTGGGCTTGCTTGTGCTGCTGGCAACGCCATTTGCATATATTGGCCTACTGCTGCTAAGAAAGCGATACGGTCTTGCTTTTCTTGCTGTTCATCTTGGTAAATCATTGAGTCAGAAGTGACTTCAATTCGGAAATTCTTGCTTGCTTCATCACGCAACAAGGCAATAGCTTGTGGAATCAACTGTTGGTCTTGTGGAGATAACTGCATTGCGCCAGAAATTTTTACTAGCGTGTCATCAGTAAAGTGATTGCAAATAATCTGCGCTTTAATAGACAACAAAGATGTTGCGAAATCTACGACTGCGTGTTGCTGAGTCTTTAATCGACCGGCAGCATTGTTTGACTTGATAATCTGTGCGCCAAGGGTTTCACTTGGGTCAGTTTGACCACGCTGAATGTCTGCAATGCCCATTAATTCATAGATTTGACCTTTAACCTGGTCCATTGCCTGATAGCAAGACATCAATGCGCTTGCAAATGGGGTTAAATCTACTAAGTCAATAGCACCTTTCATGCCTTGCTTTTCAGCAAAAGCCATCCAGTTAGATACTGGAATCATGGTGTTATTTTCGCCTTCAGAGAACAAGCGCTGTAACTCGCTTGCCGAGGCATCATATACACCACGCACTTTAAGGGCGTTAATCAAGCCATCAATTCTATCGCACAGAACATCTAATTCTCTAGCTTGGTCTTGGTAGATAGTAAAGTCAGGGATTGGTTCTAGGGAATCTGTAGTCAGAGTCGCATAGAGTGGTTTTGGACAAGGCCAAAAGTTCTCTAATCCTAGTGGGTCGTCTCGCTCATCAACAATCTTGCCTAATGACTTAGAAATCCACAACACCTTGCCTGTTTCTTTATCCCAAACTTCGTATATCACCGCCTCATATACACCGTCATCAGACTTGTAGGATTGTTTTAAGTCGTCTGGCTTTGTGTCCAATGGGATTTTATAGCCCATTTCTTCGCCAAATCGTTCAACCAATGCTGGGCGAGACATATAAACTCTACGCCAGACTGCGGTTACTTCTTCCCATGTACGGGCAATAGTGTGTCCAAAGTCACGCCAATGAACATAATCAACTGGGGCGCACTCATATTCAATTCTTTCTGGGTTCTCAATCTCCATTGCTTCAGGAGTTTCAGCTTCATCAGAATCTTCACTAACTTGTAAGCCGTCATCAGGTGTGTCGCCATCGGTCATACCTGCTTCTTCGCCAACAATATGCGGTTCATAACGAACCCAAGCTACACCACGACCACCTAATAGACGGTCTAATACTGCGTTATTCATGGCTGACTTATAGTCACCATAGTGTTCAATCTCAAACTCCAATGCCCTTTCAAGCATCATTGAGGCTACTCGACCTATTGGGTCATTATCTCTAAACCTACGACTAACATCAGGTCTAGGCAGTCTTGCAAAGATAGCTGGTTGAATAGTCTGAACATTACTCCAGAGGATGTTAAATCGTGCATTAGGGTTTCTGTCGTAGCGGCTATCATCTTTGTACTTTTTAACTATGCGGTCAACTCTGGCTTCCCAACGCTTGTAGCTGCGTTCATAGCCCATAATGGTTTTATACCAATCTTCGTATGTGTGATTGACTGTAGCTTTATCGTTTGCCATGAGTTGCCCTAATGTTTAGATATTTGGCGAAATGTTGGATTATTTTAACCTTTTTATCAAATTCTGTTGTTTGTTTGCACTTTAGTATCTTTCCATAAGTCATTAAGACTTACTTTGGTTTCACCAACAGATATACCTTTCATTTCTTCCAAAGGTGTTGGGGGTGGGCTTGCCATCTGCATAATCTGACATCCATATGAAAATCCATCCCCATCGTGTGATGCCCAATCGTGCAATGGGTTACTGCCAAATGTCTTGGTAATGTCGTTATAAGCATAACTCCATGCCCTTAGACCATCTAATCCTATTTTGCAATTAGTTGCATTAAACCTAACCCTAGGTAATACCACCCTAGCAGCATTTATACGGTCTGCAATACTAGTCATAGGGGTTATATCCACTTTCTTCTGCCCAAATGCTTTTAGAAATATCTCAATAGCTGATTCTTTGGCAGAAAATGTCTTAGTTCTAGCATCATGTGGTAGCCAAATTACCCCTAAAGCATCTCTATTACCAGCCAATTTGTATTTGGATAAGCGTTTATTGAGTCTTTCGCACCATTCTTCAGCATCAATACCAAAACCTGAATCATAGTCAATAATATTATAGCCACCAACGCAAGGCTGCCAAAACCACCATGTAGCTGTATCTCTACGGCCTAAGTCGGCACTAATCTGTATAGGCTGTCCATGTGGGTCAAATTCAACCTCATCGCTGATTAAGCCCTTGCGTTCAGAAATAGTAATCTGTCTTGCTAATATAGCGCCCAAATTGGCAGCATCAAATGAACATAGGTATTCTTGTTCAAATTTAGACCTACCGTAATCCTCGCCAAAGTCTGCAATATAGTTCTGTAATTCAGCTTCTAATTGTTCTCTAGTAAATACGCCTGTTTCTGTAGCATCAAGCACCTGTGCAAATGAAGTAGGGTTCTTTTTAGCTGCTTCTAGCGTGGTGTAAGCATGATTCCTACCTCTTGGAGTAGTGTTAAATATCTGCCATCCACCATTTTCCATAAGAATAGGCCTAAGGTATGCCCTAGTTGCTGGGTTACTTAGCGCCCACTCTGAATAAACAATACCGGCAGGAGGGGAACCAACTAGCTTGCTAGGGTCATCAGAACCTACCGCTTGAAAAGATGAACCGTTTTTAAAGATTATTTTCATCTCATCATTACGGGTGGTTGTGCGTAACTCTATTGGAAAAGCCTCATCAATACGCTTTTTACCTGTATGGGGATTAATGGCATCCCAGATAGCTTTCCTTGCCTGGCTATATTCAGGAAGCATATACCAGTATTGGGCTACCCTTTGAAAGGCTGCAACCGCAGTCCAATGCAAGCCCAACTCATCCTTACCACTACGCCTATGCCAAACCAATTCACAATGTCTGCCACCATTTTGCATATAGCGCCATGCTTTTAACTGATATTCCCTTGGAATCCAATTATTAGGCAGTCGAATGTTACTCAAAATTGTACGAGGCTTACGCTTATTGGTTGGTCTTTATCGCCTACAAGTTCACTTCTAGCTAACTTAGGCATAGTGTATTCAAGCGCCTTGAAATAAAGGTCTAAGCGTTTAGCGGGGTCTTCAATTGAATTAAGCCACTCGTCTAGCTTGTCAACATTAGCAGAGGTAAAGGCAGCAATGGCAGCTTTAACCTCGCCTGTGGCCTTATTTGGCACTCCAGCAGGCCTTCCTGCGCCTTCTCTTGCACCGCCTTTGATTGATTTTGATTGTTTTTCAGCCATACATTCTCAAGTAGTTGATTTGTAAGGGTTTAATTCTACATCAATTTAGCCAACAATATCGGGGTCATGGTTCTTGTTCATTGCATCCATTAAAGCCTGTTTACGCTTCATGCGTTGGTTAGCTTTTCTGTTTAGCAAAATGCTATCGTCTAACTCTAATGGAGGATTGTGGTCTTGACGCTTCTTCTGTTGCTTTTCTAGCGTTGATTGATGTTCTGGGCGCAACATGGCATCTTCTTTTTTGTAGGTGCGGGTCATGTGTTTCATTACATATCTTTCATCTTTTGGCAAATCATGTCTTTTCTGCTTGGTTTAGCAGTCTTGGCGGCATCTTTAAAGTCTTGTGCGCTTGGTCTGCCTTCTGCGCCTTTTTTAGCCATCTTTTCGCCAGAACCATGTTTAATGCGTTCTTGCTTTGCGTGAATATTTGCGTATAGTCCGTTTTTCATTAGCATTTCCACCTTGCCCTAGCTGCTTTGCCTCGTTCCCCTGTCCAGCCTTTAGACCTGGCACAGAAACTATCATGCCTTGGGCCACTAGATTGGGGTGCTTGTAAGTTACTACCGTTCTTTGCATTGTATTCTGCCCGACCTTTGGCTGTCATTCCAGCACCTTGTTCGGTAGGTAGATAGTTCTTACCTTTGCCGACTGTGGTCTTTGGAATGGGTTTATCGTGCTTTTCTACTGCGGCACGAATTTGGTCTTTACGACTCATTTCATGTATTTCTCGTAAGCTGCTTCTAACTTGGCTTTTACTTTGCCTTTAGCATGGGTACGCTGTTCATTAAGCGCAATAGCCAATGCTTGTTTCTTTGGCTTTCCTGCGGCAACTTCTGTCTTATAGTTCTTGCCAACCGATTGGGCTGAACCTGATTTATCCATTGGCATAGCTATTCCTTACTTAAGGTATTTGAGTTTGTAACAGGTAGAGTCAATTAACTGTTGTATTTCTGCAACAATATTGATTAATTCTTGTTTTTGCGGCAAATCTGCATTGGCTTCATCTACAAAATTCTTTAATGATTCCATGTATTTAAGTGCATCTTTAGGTTGGTGATAGACGCTTGGAAAAGTTTTAATCTGTTCGTAGCAGCCCATGTATGCCTCTACATAATCATCTACCAACTCCACTATCTCATCGTAGTATTTGCCCAAAGCCTTATGCTGTGAGTAAGAATTTGTTGACCAATGGAAAAAATGAGTATTAGTTGCGCTATGCAAAAGAGTAGCGGCAAACATAGCAACATTAGGCGTTTCATTCATAAATCACTCCATTTTTAACGATTTTAATACTTCTATAGCTTCTTCGCTTGAATTTACTCGATATAAATGCCCACCTTTCCAGCCAGCAATAAACTTAATCTGGTCAGGGGTAAATTTTTTATCAGCACCATCTTTTACTTCCATTAAAATAGTCTGTCCCTCATAAGCCACAAGTAAGTCGGGTATACCTGCGCCTACCATGTGTAATAAATGGACATCAGCACCATTATCTCGTAGCGCTTTTACAACACTTGCTTGATTTTTATCAACTTTTTTGGCGAATGTCATATTTTAGGTTAGTATTTGGTAACTTATTGATTATAGGGGATTTTTGATGGCTAGTAATCGTTTAACGGATGAACAATGGATTGCATCATGGAAACAGATTGGAAGCCCTGGTGAGTTTGCCAGAATAAACGGAATTGCAATTAGAAATGTCATGGCTAGGCGCAGGTCAATAGAAAATAGGCTTGGCATTAAATTAGATACTTTTAACAGTCAAAATCCAGCTTACCTTAAAAAAGTAGACCAAGCTGCACATAATGTCCGTAGAGGAATTGAAGTTGATAAAGTAAAGAAAGTCATTGTATTTTCTGATGCCCACTTTACTGATACCACTACAACAGCGTTTAAAGCCCTTTTAAAGATGATTAAAGAGTTTAAGCCAGAAGTCATCATTTGTAATGGTGATGCCTTTGATGGGCAAGTTTTAAGCCGTTTTCCTTCTATCAACTTTGACCAAAAGCCTACGGTATTAGAAGAATTAAATGCTTGTCGTCATCATTTAGATGAAATAGAAAAGGTAAGACCTGCTGGTTGCCGTTTAATTTGGACATTAGGTAATCACGATATGCGCTATGAGTCCTGGTTAGTAAATAAAGTCCCAGAATATAGCGGTGTTGATGGTTTTAGCCTCAAATACCATTTTCCTCATTGGGAAACTTGTTGGTCATTTTGGATTGGTGAGGAAACAGTAGTCAAACATCGAGTCAAGGGTGGTCGTACTGCTGGTTACTCAAACTTATTGGCTGCTGGTAACACCAACATTGTTACAGGTCATACCCATGTACTTTGCGCCTCACCTATTACAAACTACCAAGGCACTTATTGGGGTGTACAAACAGGTTGCCTTGCAGACCCTATGAGTGCTACCTTTGAGTATTGTGAAGATGGCCCTAAAGATTGGCGTAGTGGCTTTGTAATGCTTTCATTTGACCAAGGGCGTATGTTGATGCCAGAATTAATTATGGTCAGCAATGAAAATACGGGTGAATATGAATTTAGGGGCAAAATACATTGCGTTTAAATCCAGAGGTTGTTAGAAACCTTTACGCTTCTCTTTATTGTTGCTATCCATTTACTAAATGGAAGATGCCTGTACCTGAAGAAATAGACTTTGTGGTTACGGCTGACCCTGAAACAATGGGTACTTACCTATATGACACGGGTGAGGAGTATGAACATACTATTACTATTTCATCTGCCAGGTGCGGTCATTTTTACACCGTTATTACTACACTAGCCCATGAAATGATACATCTTAGCTTTCATCGGCAAAAAGGTGATAAATGGATGCAACATGGCAAACCATTTAGGACTCGTTGTAAGCTAGTTGCTACTGAGTTAGGGTTTGACCCCTTGGAGTTGTGAGTTACTCATAGCCCTTTCCAAGTTTCTGACTGACTCGTTCCAACAACTCCTCACAGGATATTTGGTATTTTCTTTCAAAACCTTTGACACCCAATCCGTGAAACCCACTATTTCCCCGATGGTGTTCTGGGCATAAAGGCAAGATTGGGGATGTAGACCGTTTAGTTCCATACCTACGCACATGATGGAGTTCTGCCGGTGTGCCTTCAATCCCAAGGAATTCGGAGCATAAAATACATCCGAGTTCTGCAATCTTATTGAGAGTGTTCTTTTCATCTTTCGTCATTAGCCCACTTGTACCATTCTCTATAAAAAGTCTTAAAAGACTCAAATCCTACACCACGCTTATATGGTTTACCGTCAGGTGTTAAAAGCCAATAAGAATCAATATGAGTGCCATTGTCGGTGTTACCATAAATAATAACTACCATGAACCTAGTGTTAGCTGCTAAAGCCTGTAATAGCCGTTTTTGACCTTCACTTACTTTTTCGCCAGGTCGCTTCCATTCTAATATTAAAAACCGACCATTGCGTTCTGCAATACCATCTACATTGCTAGGTATAAATGATGGATTAGAGGATATTAGCCCCTTAAACTCTGCATAGTCTGTATGCGTAGCAAACATATTGCGCATTAATTTCTCAGCCATTGTTCTTTCAATGCCCTAACGCTAGCAATCTCCAATCTAATAGTTTCATCAGCAAGGTCATGGGCTATTTTGGTAGCTGTTTCATGCTGATTTTTTAATGTTGCATTGTGATAGCATTTAAGTAGCTTTTGTATACGCAAATAATTTTCAGAGTAATCATTCATCTAGTCATTCTTTCTATATTTCTATTTGTTGCTTGTTCTGTACGCCATGATTCAAAACGCATCTTAGCAGCCTCTAATTGCCATCTAAGGGCTTCTGTTTCTTCTGTCGCCAATCCAATGGCCTCGCATAACTCTTGGTAAGCCTGAGACGAATACGCATCCATTTCTTTGCCCCCAATAGTTGTTGCCGTTGACTTAGCCATTTCAATAGCTTTAAGACTGTGCTTAAACGCCTCGAATTGAGCGAGGTTTCCCTTTGCCTTTGCATAATCTGGCGCTTTCTTGAAAATGAAGTCAATCGCATCATTTGGGTCATAGTCTTTCATAATTATTAATCCTTTCGCCAATCCAGCGCATTACTGGGACTGCCATAGAATTTCCTAATGCTTTGTAACGCAATCCATCTTTTGCATTTGGAATTTCTGTGTAATCGTCTGGGAATCCTTGTAATCTTTCACACTCTTTTGGGGTTATTCTTCTAACTTGCATAACTGATTGGTTTTCATAACAGATTGATTTTGCGCCTTTGTAATCTGAATTTGTCAATGTTGGGAAAGTTTTAAAATTTTCATTGCTAAAAAATCTAACATTTCTTTCATCAAAAGTTACTTGTTTTGCAAAAACAAAATAATCGCCACTAAATGCTTCTTGATTTCCAAGCCATAATTTAGTGCCACAATTTGCCATTAAAGTACCAAATTTTTGCTTTCCGCTACAAGTGCTTCCTCCAACAATGGGGGTAATTTTTTGTTGTTTTGTTTTGCCCTTTTCAGTATCCCCAGACAGGCTTTCGGACTCAAATAATACTTTTGCGGCAGATTCCCAACCTCCAAGACATCCGACAACAAACACTCTTCTGCGTCTTTGTGCGACTCCGAAGTTTTGAGCATCAAGCACCCTATATGCGAACCCATACCCGAGTTCAGCCAACGCCCCGAGGAAGGCACCAAAGTCCCGTCCACCTCCACTACTGAGGACACCTGGCACGTTTTCCCAAATGCACCACTTGGGTCTAAACTTGTCAAGAATTCCAACATAGGTAAGGGCAAGGTTTCCACGGGGGTCTTCAAGTCCTTTGCGCAAGCCTGCAACGCTAAATGATTGACAGGGAGTTCCTCCAACCAAAAGTCCGATTGAGTCATCTAATTTCCATTCTTTGTATTTAGTCATGTCACCAAAGTTGGTAACTTGTGGATAGTGGTGTGCAAGCACTTGGCTAGGAAACTTCTCAATTTCGCTAAATCCTACTGGTTTCCACCCCATGTGATGCCATGCTACTGTGGCAGCTTCAATGCCAGAACAAACACTTAAATAGTTCATTTAAGATTCATCCATAAGCCTACTTGGGCTGCTGCGTAACCTAACCATATAAATGCGTTAGATGGCGAACCCTTAAAGTATTGTGCAAGTCCAACTACTAAATACCCAAGCCCTGTTGCTGCAACAATGTATTTTTCAATATCCATTTACCGTACTCCCCCCTATTTCCTAATGTGTATTGTTCTTGAAAATCTGCAAAATATTGATGCAAATTTTGTTTTTCAGATATGTAATTACGAAACCATTTCAAACCTTTTTTGTGTCGTAAATAACACAAATATCTTACTGCGCAGCGATACCTAGCTTGTTCATACATTTGCGTTTGAGGCTGTCGTAAGAGTCATACCCAGTACCCAATACCCCAAGTTCTTTTGCTTTGGCCTCAATACCCTCGTTAGAAAACATCCACTTTTTATCAATCTTTTCTTTCTTGGGTTCTATTACCAACTCATCTTCATAGCGTTCACCGTTAAGCCAAGTGGCGCAATGGGGTATAAATTCTAACTCAGTTTCTTTGGCTTTCCAGTATTCGCAATGTGTATTAATAGCTTTTGCAGCCATAAGTTGTTGTTCTGC